CATTGAGTTTATGGGGCAAATTTTTCCCGATATCACTACCGCCGTCTTTTTGTCGCCTCTCTGAACGGTAATGTCATCGTCGCTGAAATTCTCTATTGCACGCATCTTTTCAAGATTTCTTCTGTGCTGAACAATATCGCTCCAAAGAGAAATTCGTCCCGCCTCGTCGTTCGGCACAACTCCGAGATACTTGTTCTTGAAAAGAGCAGCGTCGTCGCTTGCAATCTGGTCTATAATTCTCACCGTCTGATTTTCGCAAAATATATCGCTTTTTTCAGCCGTCACCGTCACAAGCGAATTTATATCTGCCAAAACTCTGTAATCGTCATCAACCTTGTGGAATACAAACTTACCCTCTTTTATACATTCCTCAAGCTCCGTCTGCGTGTATGACGTGCTTATCGTGAAATTGCCGTTGTACTTCATGTTCATGAGGCTTTTGTTTATCGCACACCCTGCTGCGGCGCCCGTTACGAACCACACAAGCGAGGCTTCTCCCTCTGAGGAGCTTGCACTAGTGCATACGTTTATCACGCCCTCGTCGTCAGCCTCATAATCATAGAGCACGCTTTGGAACTTTACTCCCTGATCTTCTCTCATTCTCTTTGTAAAAGATGCCACAAGGCTCTTCACCGACTCATCTGTTGCGTCCGTGCCGAGCACGTTAAATTCCACCCCTTCGGCGGCGTTTAAAAAGTTCTGATAATCCTCGCCCGTCGCCTTTTTGTCACTTCCGCCGCTCATTGCACTGCCTGCAGTGGCTGAAAGCGTCGCACTTTTGTTCCACGTCACAAAATCGTTGTCAACAAGATTCTCTGCGCTTTCGACGCTTTGACAATCCTTCTTCACCGAATTGTAATACGTTGTCACGTCATAGAGCTTGTCATTGTCTATGTTTTTCGCTATTTTTATCTTTATCTTGTTTCCGCACACACCACTGTACTTCGCCTCTCCGAACGTATTTTTCGCCTTAACGCCCGAATTAACTCTGTATATGTACGCCTTTGAAGCATTCAAAAACAAATCTCTCGCCCACTTCATCTCGTCCGAGCCGTAAGCATATCCGAAATATTTTGTGCTTTCCGTCATAAAGTCCTCCGCTTCCACGGCAAACATTTCTCCCTCGGCGCCCCATGAGAGAGATACGGCAACAGTTGCCACACCTCTGTCCGAAACTGCGCCCGATACGCTTGACGCAGATACGAAATTAACATACGTTCCCGGCAACACCTTGTTGTAATTTGTAAACGAACCTCCGCCCAATGCCATAAACTACACTCTCCTTTTCATAAAATCATTTATTATTTTTTCCGCTTCCTCCACGCTGTAGCTCTTTTCATCCTCCAAAAGAGCACGCACTGCGTCCTTGTATTCGGCAAATTTCGCCGATGAGGCAAGTTCCTCCTTTGTATAGAGCGCCTCTTCAACGTTTTCTGTAATATTTTCTTCCACGTTTTATCCTCCTATCTTTCGCTCATAGTTTCCATCATAAAAATTTTGTCCTCACTGATTTCGTCAGTCATAAAGACGTCATAAACGCCTCGCATAACGAGCCTTCCGCTTTCGTTTCGTCCCGTCAGAGAACGCCCTCTGACAATTCTCTCCTCCGTTTTCAAAACGCTCATGGCTTCAAAAATTGTCGGCATTATACTCTCCGACTCGCTTCGTTTTCTGTCGCTGTCGCTCTCAAGCGTCACCGACAAGCTTATCCTCAGAATAAATCTCTTGCCCAAAAGCTGTACCTTCTCGGCTTCTTCACATTCAACGAAAAAGCTCGGCTTTTCGGCTCCCATGGCAACGCTCTCCGTATAAACCTCGTACCCGTCAAACATTTCTCTCAGCCTTTCGGCAAGACTTTTCACCAATTCCTCTACCATGATTTCCTCCTTTAAGCCCAGTCGTGCGCAAGCTCCATCAAAATCTCCGAGTGCGATAAATACCTTTTCATCTGACCGCAGCCTTTGTACACCTCAAGCCTTCCGTCTCTCATAACCTCAACCTCGCTTCCGGCTCTCAGCTCGTACTCAGGCGGAATAAAAAGCTTAACCTTCTTTGCCGCCGCAGAAACGTTTGCGTCTGACGATGTCGCCTTTTCTCCGAAGAGGTATTCCTGCGCCGACACGGCGCAGGGAACGCTTTCATACACCTTTACCCTCTCAAACTCCGTCAGCGAATTTTTTGTCACGACTCTCTTTTCGTATATATCGCATTTGTCTTTCATCAGGCACATTGCCGCCTTCTTTATCCTGTTCACCACTTCAATCTCCGAAACGCCATCATTTCTTCCCTTCCCGAGCTTAATAGCCTGTCTATCAGAGAGCTTTCATCCTCAAATTCCACGCTCACGTCGCCCTCCGTCACCTTTTTCACGCCTCTTGAATCATCGGTGCGATCTGCGGCAAGGAGATATTCTCCCGCCGCAATATCAAGTGCCGCAAAAAACAATCCTTCCGGCACGTCCTCCGTGTTGCACGTATTCATCACCGTCTGTTCGGCACGCTTTAAGGCTCCTTCCAAAGCTTCGTCCTCGTTTTCATCATTCTCATAGCCCAAGTCGCTCAGCCGATTCCTCAATTCTTCAATTCCGAACATTCAAATCGCCTCACGCCAATGCAAGATTTGTTATCGAGCCGTGCAAAAATGCGGGGCCGTGCGCAAGACCTATCTGCGCATAAATCTGAATCATGTCCGAAGCACCCGTCTTTGCAAGCTCTTCTTCAAAAATAACGCCCTTTTCAGGCACCGCCTGGAACACAGGCGCAATATGCGCAACGTCCGCTATCAAAACTGCGTCCTTAGGCATAAATCTATCCCACACAACGCCCATTCTGAAAAAGTCCGTCTCAATCTGACTTATGCTCACGCCGCCTATCGTCTCTCTCGAATTCATCGTCGCATTAAACTGGTTTGCGTAAATATCCGTCACAAGCTGCTTCTGAACAGCCGGAAGGAACATTACCATATTGTCGAAATATGCGCCGTTCTCAGCCATCTGTCTGTACAGCGAATCGAGCATACTCTTTGAAAGAGATGCGCCGCCTGCGTCAATTGTAGTACCGTTCTTTGTCAGCTCCATCAAGCCTCTTGTCTTGTTCGGCTTTGATGCGCTTGTAGCTTTACTGAAAACGCCGTTTATGAAGCTGTGCTCAACGTCTCGTGCAATTTTCACAAGCTTGTGCTGAATCTGAAATGCCTTTTCGTCCTCAACGCTGTTTGCCAATGTAGAGTTCAAACCCGACATTGAACCGCTGTTCGACATCTTCATATATGTAAGGTTTATAACCTCCTGGTGTATCTGCACCACGTTTGTCTCCTGTTCACGCACAATCATGCTCGCCGCAGGCGCTGTCACCGACTCCGCCTCCGAAATTGAAGGCTGACTTGCCTCAGGGTAATCAAAAAGCACTGCCGTGGGGAACTCAGAGCTTAAACTCTGTCGTCCTCCCGTCAATCCTCCAGTCATGGAGAGAAGAGGCGTCTGCGATGCGTCCGCCGTAAAAAGTTCTCCCGCATAGTTCGGTAAATTCCAACTTGTTCCCACTCCTGTTACTGTTGCCATAATTAAATTCTTCCTTTCTCGTAATTATAATTTTTTATATAAGCATAATTCCTTCACTTGCCGCTTTCTGCTTTATTTTTATTGCGGCTATCCTGTCTCCCGCATTTCTCGCCCTCGTGAGGCTCGCTTCATACTCGCCCCTTTGGCTGTCGGGAAGCTTCTCTCCTGCCGCCGCAGGCGAAAAGCTTTTCTTCGTTTCAAAAAGAAAGCTTGTCTCCGAGCTTTTCTTCATTTTTTCAAGCTCTTCACGCACCCTTTCGGCATAGTCGTCGCCCTCTGTTTCTCCCAAAAGGCTTTTGACAGCCTTAACGTTTCTGGCGCCGCTTTCTCTTACAAGCAAATCAATTTCGTTTTCTCTTTCGATTCCTCGTATTCTTTCTTCGTATTCGTCTCTGATTCTTTTCTCGCTTCCGAGTACCGCCTCTGCGGCAGCTTCGTCAAGTCCCAAAGCCTCCAATTCCTCTCTCTCCAAATTTTCACCTCCTTTCAATTATTTTCTCTTTTTCGCCATTTCCTCGCCCACATCGTCAACCCACGGATGTTGTAAAACAATTGTTTCCTCGCTTAAAATGCCTTCGCTCTTCACGCAGTTTTCAATTGCCTCCGTCTCGTTCACAAGGCAGTCACGATTGAATACAATGTTCAGCTTTTCGTCCTTGAAATAGCCTCTTCCGCTCGTCAGCAAATACTCGTCAGCATATTTTCTCAGTCTTGAAAAGCCCTCTCTCATCTCCGTTTCCGCCTCGCTCATGTCGAGGTCAAGGTCAGAATACATGGAGCGTATCGCCATCTGATTGGGGCTGTTTCCGAGCTTGTCGCTCTTTGAATCGTAGCCCATCGCATTTTCCGTTATGGAGTTTTTCAAAAGAGTTATCATTTTTTCATATTTTTCGGCGTCAAAAGGAGATGAAAGCGTCTTAATGTCCCCGGGTGCGCCGTCAATTGTTCTAACCTTCACCGCTCCGTATGTAGCGAGATTTTGCCTGAACTCTCCCAAGTCCGTCCCGTCGTAATTCTGCAAGACGAGAATTGTATTTCTTGCGTCCTCCTGCAAGCCGTTTTCGTAATCCGAAACGGTCTCGTTCAAAGCGTCCTGCAAGCTCTTCACCCTGCTTATCAAAGGGATTTCTTTCTCGTTGTACTTAAATGCTATCAACGGAATACCTCCCATACCCCATGGGTACGGTTCAAACTCTCCCGTCTTTATAAGATGCCCGTTTACGGCTTCACAGCGTTGCACGCCTTCCATCGTGTATATCTCCGCCATTTCGTATACGTGCGCCTCTTTCCCCATATACCCCTCGATTTCGTAAATTCTCACTGCGGCGTCAAGCTCTTCACGCTCCCCGTCCTTCCAAAACGGAAGCACCTCATAGCCGGGGATTCGCCTCCACATAAGGCTGTTGTCCTCTCCTATGTACGGATAGAGCCACGCAATTCCGCAATTCACGCAGTCACGCATAATGCACTTCATCATTCGTCTGAAGCCGTCCCCGAAAATGTTCTCCAGCTCTTTTCTGTAGTCGTCGCAGTCGGTGTCAAACACAAACCTTTTTCCCAAAAGATAATTCACCTTTTGGTTCACCAGCCTCTGATATTGGTTGTCAACGATTCTGTTGTTCGGCAAATTCCCCACTTTTTTCAGCTTTCCGTCAGAGCCTATCGCCGTTCTCTCACGCTTCAAAATGTCGTGGTCGCCTCTGAAATAACGTTCCCCGTCAATCATCCTTTTTCGCTTCTCACTGCCCTTCCACGCCGCAATCTCCGCTTCAAAAAACTCCGTCTCGCTCATTGTGTAACTCTCTTTCTTTATCATTTCGGCTATATTCCCCAAAATCCCCATCGTAATCCTCCCCTTTTGTATCAGTACAATCCGTCTGCACTCTTTTGCATAATTTCAAAAATTCTCATCGTCAGCATATCGGCAATGTCGTCTATGTCCGTATCGGAAGATATGTTGTTGTTATTCACCATCTCAATTTTCACATCTCCTCCAACGCCGCCTTTAATGCGTGCCTCGCTCTCAAGAATTTTCTTTGCAAGGCTTCTTCCTCCGACGCTTCTTTCATCCGAGAAAATCTCATCGTAATTTTTTTCGACTGCGAGAGATTCGCTCTCGTCGTTTCCGATAATTTTTTCAAGCAGTTCCGAATATAATGCATATTCGCCGTATCTTTCCGCCTCGAAGCATTCATCTTCCGCATTTAAATATCTTTTTAAATCGTCGATTGTATACGCCTCCGAAAATCCGAAATTTTCTTCTCCTTCAAGCGCTCTTAAATTCAAATTTTCCGCACTTTTTTCAAAGTCCTCAAATTTTAAGCCTTTCGCTTTTCTCTCTTCGGTGAAGAAGCTGTCCAAGGCGTATTCCAAAAGCTCTTCTCCGAAATCCGCTTCGCTTTCAAAAACGCCGCTCTCCTCGTCAAAGCTTTGCTTCAAATCGCCGTAGACGCTCGGCGCAAAAAGCATTGCGGCAAAATCCGCTTCCGATTTTTCCGAAAAGCTTTCCTCTTTTCCGCTTCCGATTTTTCTTACGTCTGCTCCGTCTTTCTCTTTTTCGCCTTCGCTCTTCATTGCTTCAAAAAATCCGCCGTCAAAGACGTCCTCGCAAAACTCCATAGCCGCCGCAAAAAAGAAATTGTCAAAAACCTTGCCGAAAATTTCTTCCCATTCTCCGACCTTACCCATTTTTCTCACACTCCTAAAACGTAAAGCTTCCCGTATCTCCCACGTCCTCCATGGCGTATCGCATTGCATCCATCAGATGATTGAACCTGTCCGTCGGATAATTTGTGATTTTCCCGTCCCTGTCCTTCTCCCAACAGTAATTTTCTATCTCTGTCAGAAAATTCACACATCTCGGATGAATTACTATTTCATATTCACGCACCCTGTCAATTCCGTGTCTCACACTGTCAGCTCCCTTTTTTGCAGCTCGTATTCTCGTCAGCCCAAGCTCTCTGAGGCGATCTATGCTCTTCGGCTCGCTGCAATCCGCCCTTATCCTTTCCTTTGTGTAGCCCATTTCGGAAATTTTCTTGTAAATCGCCTCGTTTGAAAGACCCTTCTCGTACATTTCGTCAAAGACGTAAAGCTTTTTATTCTTCTCGTCAACGATTCCGCAGAAGAGCGCCGTCGGGTCGTTCACATATCCGAAGTCAAGCCCGAAAACGCTCTTAAAGCCCTCGCCCTTTAACGTGTTTTCGTCAAAGCGCTCTTCCCTCTTGTTTTCAAATACGCACCCTTCGCAAACGCCCCACTCGCCAAGCCCCGCAACGGCATATCTTGCAGGGTTTCGCTCCTTCATCGTCTCAAAAACCTTAATGTCCGCCTCGTCCAAAAACTCGTTAATCTTGTAGTTTGTCGTAATTGCGAGAACATCGTCGCTCTTCTCGTCAAAAAACCTCTTCTTTATCCAGTGGTTTTCATTCCACGGGTTCAAGGTCAGCGTTATCTGCTTAAAAAGCCCGGGCGTACTCCCTCGTATCGACTCGTCCAAAACGTTAAAGTCGTCCTCGTTTGAAATCTCGTAAGCTTCCTCAATCCACATCCAACAAAGCGCACCGTGCCTAACGGTTATGGACGTCACCTTTAACGGGTCGTCCAGTCCCCTGAAATATATCTTCTGTCCCGTCGGCAAATACTCCATCTCAAGCGGCGACTCTTTAATTGCCCAAAATCTTTCCGCTCCCAGTCTGCCTATTGCCCACCGCAGTTCCTCAAAGCACGACGCCTTAAGCGTTCTGTAGGTCTTTCTCACAACAAGAAGGTTCGCCTTATCGTACTTCATAATGTTGAATATAAAGTACAGCGCCGCAGTCTTGCTCTTTTTGCTTGCTCTCGACCCCTTCACAACCCTGTATCTCCCCCGAAATCTCCAAAACTCCCCGTACCCTCTCCCCACCGCCTTGCAAATCTCAGTCCTCAATTTCATTCTCACCCACAATAATAACTCTGTCATCGACAATTTTGTCCTCGCCGAAGTGCTTCGATAACATCTCCAAAATCTTCATCCTGTCCATAAGCCCAATCTCCACTCCGTCCTTTGTGTTCTTAATGTTGGCTATAGCAAGCTTTGTCTCCTCGGGAAGAGAGTCGAACTGCTTCCAAACTGCCTTTTGCCTTCCCTCGCCGTCGTCCTCTATCTCACACAAGTCTGCCGGCGAGGTTTGCGCTATAACATTCAAAAGCTCCAAAACATCCTCAGCACTCATCGCGCTCTTTTTCTTTTTTCGTTTTCTCGTGTTGATTGTATCACCTCCCCTCATCTGCAATATATCACACGTCTTAGTTGCATTTCGTCCCAAGCTTTTTTCAATTTGATTCATACTCTTTTAAAAAAAATCAAAAAAACACTTGCAATCTTATTTTTCCTATGTTATAATCGTTGTTGTCTGTTAAGGATTATAATTTTTTTATATACACATTTTTAGAAAGAGGTGAACGTAGTGAGAGAGGGTATCCATCCTAACTATGGTCCTGCCGTTATCAAGTGTGCATGCGGCGCTGTATTTGAAACAGGTTCAACAAAAGAGTCTATCAATGTCGAAATCTGCTCCAAGTGCCATCCGTTTTACACAGGAAAGCAGAAGCTTGTTGATACAGGCGGACGCGTAGAGAAGTTCAAGAAGAAGTTCAATATAGGCTAAAACCGTTGAACAAACCCCCGTTGCATACGCAGCGGGGGTTTCTTGCGTTATTCTTTTCAACACAAAGAGGGTGCAGCATTTTGCTGCACCCTCAAAACATTTTATTAAGATAGTTTTTTACATCTCGTCAAAAACGATGTCTATATTTCATGAATCGGTCAATCTCGGAAGCCTACTCTCCTGTTTTCGTTATGCTGTCGAAAAGAGTCTGCAATGCTTCTTTTGAAAATTTCCCGGGGTATTTTTGGTTAAAGCGATGCCTGCTTTCCGCCTCTTTCGGGTAGTCGTCCAAAAGGTAAGCGGTGTAATTTCCCTTTTCCATATGCGTCACAACCGGAAGTATTTCCGCAGCTTCGGTGTGCGTTCCCGTGCTGTCCTTAACTATTTTAAAACTCGCCATTGCGCAGAGCGTGCAGTTAAAGTCGTTCTGGCTCGATATGAAGTTTCCCAAGGAATAGTATACCGGAACATTATTTCCGTCCTTTCCCGTTATTATTTCCATAGGCTCCACAACGTGCGGATGCTCTCCGACAATTGCCAGCGCACCTTCGTCCGCAAAAAATTGCGCCCAATCCTTTTGGCTTTGCACGGGAGATGTTCTGTACTCCTCGCCGAAGTGCAAAAACACAATGACTCCGTCGCTTATGCTTTTAGCCCTCTCCATGTCCGATGAGAGCTTTGCCTTGTCGCCGAGCACATCCACAAGATAGCTCTTGCTCTGCGGCAGAGAAAAGCCGTTAAGCCCGTAAGTATAATTTAAAAGCGCCAACGTTATTCCGTTTCGCTCTATCGTCTCAATCTTTTCCGCGTCCTCCTCGCTTTCGTGTACGCCGAGCATATTTACGGGGTAATCCTTCCAAAAATTCGTAGTGTACATAATTCCGCTTTCGCCCCTGTCGTAGGCGTGGTTCGTAGCGTGTGTTATGACGTCAAATCCCGCATTGTACTCAGCTATTCCGATTTCCTTCGGCGAGCCGAAAGTCGGATATCCCGAAAAATTACTGTCCGTAAAAATCGTCTCCTGATTTACGCAGGCAATATCGGCTTCATCTATATATTTTTTCACGTTTGCAAAAAGCTTGTCAAAATTATAGCCGTCAGATGTTTTCCCCGACTCCAAAACGGGCATATGACCTATGGTGTCGCCGAAGGCTATAACGCTTACCTCGGCTTGTCCCATGGAAAAGACTGCCCTTTTGCTCTCGTCTAAAACTCTCTCTATGATTATCGCCATTTCGGAGCGGACTATCACCTCGTCAGGTCGGAAGGTGTTCTTGTCCTTATCTCCCGCAAAAATCCCTGCTCTATAAAGATGATATATTTCATCCTTTTCGCTCACACCCGAAACGTCGCCGATTGCGCCTTCAAAAACGGTGTTTATCTCATTCAGGTTCGTGGCATGGCTTATCATGTACGCCGCTTCAGCCCTTGTTGCTCCCTCGTCCCAGTCCTCGTAATCCTCTTCGGCAATGTTGCTTTCCAACGCAAAACGAACGGCGTCCTCCGTCTCTGTTCCTCCGAGCCTTACGGCAATCGAGGCACATTCCGAAAGCGTCACAGGCTCATATGCTCCGAAAAAGTCGCCATCTCGTTCGAGAAATCCGTTTTCAATGCAGAAATTTACTGCGCTTTCGTATGCGTCGTCCTGCCTCACATCGGTAAACACGCTCGCTTTGCGGCTTTTCGCAGAGCATCCCGAAATAAAAAGGATTGCAAAAATCACGCATAAAAATCTGAATGTTATACTTCTTTTCAT